AAAAGTATGGTGTACCAAATAGAAATGGTCGTGTATACCCTGAAAAAATCTTAAAAAGAGAATCTGAAAAATATAAAACAGCAATCAAGAAAGGATTGTCAACCTCTGAATTAAATCACCCTGAATCATCTCTAATTGATTTAGATAGAGTATCTCACTTAATTACTGACATATGGTGGGATGGGAATATCCTTATGGGTAAATTAAAACTATTAACTTCACCAGGGTTTCATGAAAAAGGTATTGTATCTACCAAAGGGGACATTGCAGCTAACTTAATGAGACAAGGTGTCACTATGGGTGTATCTTCTCGTGGAGTGGGTTCTTTAAAAAAGGTTGGGGAACAAAATGAAGTTCAAGAAGATTTTGAATTAATCTGTTTTGATTTGGTATCTTCACCATCAACGCCAGGAGCATACCTGTTTAGTAATCCTGATGATAGGAACAAGTACGAGGAAAACCTTGATGAGGAAAAAAAACAACACCAAAATAGTCATGGAATGGAAAAGTCTGTTGATTTAATGAAAAAATTATCCGATTTTTTGGGAAGATAAAATTAAATTAATTATGGACGAAAAATTCTTTATTGCAAAAGTTGTTTACGAGTTACCCGACGAAAATTCAGGTAGATTAAAAAAAATCAGAGAAGAAAAATTGGTAAGAGGTTATTCCGTTACCGATGTTGAGGCTAAGGTTACTGAGAAGTATCAAGGGTTTCAACACGATTGGAGAATCTTCTCAGTGGGTGAAAGTAAGATTGATGAAGTAATCGAATAAACTAAGAGTGGGTTATCCCACTCTTTTTTTTTAATCCATTTGTTAGGTTTTTTTCTATAAGGAAACCTTACAAATGGATTTTTTTTGTTTGGGGGTATATTTATAGTAAAAAAAATAATGCAAGATACTAAAAATTTAGTTGAAGAGGCTTTGATTCAAATGAAAAATGTTGAAGATGTTATAGCCGAGAACGCAAAAGGAATACTTGCTTCTACAATGAAGGAAGAAATCAGTCAGCTAGTAAAAGAATCTTTATCTGAACAGGAAACTGAAGATGAGATTGAAGTCGATGCAGAATTGGACATGACTATGGACGATGAAGCAGATAACGATGAGGGTGAACTCGAAATGGATGACATGGAAATGGGTGACATGGAAATGGACATGGGTGACGAGGAAACCATCGATTTAACAAACGCTTCAGACGAAGAAATCTTAAAAATCTTCAAAGCTATGGGTGAAGAAGACGGAATCATTGTCAAAAAAGACGGTGGAGACGTACACATCAAAGATACTGATGAAGATGTTGAGTACATTGTAAAGTTAGATGAATCAGAAGAAGAGGAAGATTCTATGGAATTCAACGAAGAGTTGGACGAAGAAGATACAGACCTTGAAGCTGTTTTAAGTGCTTTAGGACTTGACGAAGAAGATGAAGAAATGACTGAAATGGAAGATATGTACATGGAAGACATGCACATGGATGACGAAGAAGAGGAAGTAGTTTATGAAATCGAAATGTCGGATGAAGACGAAGATGGTGAAATGATGGAATATGACGAAATGGAAGAAATGGGTTCAGAAGACTACCATCTTGAAGAAGCTAAGATGACTGTAAAACCAAAAGGCGTTGGAATGGGAAATCCTAAATTTAAGTATGGTAAAACATTACCTAAAAAGGGTTTCGACGAAAAGAAAAAAGAGGGTCCAAAAACTATGGGAACTGGTAAAGCTAAATTCGAATTTAAAGAGGGTGAAATGGAAGAGAACTGGGGTTCTAAAAAACATGAATACAAACGTAAGGATGTAGATGGTGTTGAAAAGAAAGCTGGTGAGAAAAAAGGACACTACAAGGATTACGAAAAAGAGGAAACTAAAGAAGCTGCTAGAACTTATGGAATGGGCTCTAAAGAAGGTAGAGGTTTGAGAAAAGGTATCACAAATAACAGAAACTACAATTACGGCAACAATGGTGTAAAAGTAGAATCGGTTGGGGCTTTGGAAACTGAAATGAAAGTACTTAGAGAGAAAAACGAAGAGTATAGAAAAGCATTGAATGTGTTCAGAGAAAAACTCAACGAAGTTGCGGTATTTAATTCAAACTTGGCTTACGCAACCAGATTGTTCACAGAACATTCTACTACCAAAAAAGAAAAAATAAACATCCTGAGAAGATTTGATTCTGTAGAAACTTTAAAAGAATCAAAACAACTCTACAAAACTCTAAAGGACGAGTTAGGTTCAGTTGACGCTAAGAGCATCAATGAAAGTGTTGACAAAGCTGTTAACAATTCAATGAGTTCAGGTTCAGCACAGAATTTGATTGAGTCCAAGACATATGAAAATCCTCAGTTCATGAGAATTAAGGATTTAATGTCGAAAATGTAAATAAACTAAAAATAAAAAAAACCAAATACTAAAATGGGAGCATTATTAGAATCAGGTCTTGTTGGTAACATCGGTCTTAAGCACCTTAAAGTTATCAAAGAAGATACAATCAACAAATGGGACAAATTAGGGTTCCTAGAAGGCTTAAAAGGTCACCTAAAAGAGAACGTTGCTCAGTTATATGAAAACCAAGCATCTCACCTCATCAACGAAGCGTCAACAACTGCTGACTCAGGTTCTTTCGAAACTGTAGTTTTCCCAATTGTAAGAAGAGTTTTCTCTAAACTTTTGGCTAACGACATCGTTTCAGTTCAAGCAATGAACCTTCCAATCGGTAAGTTGTTTTACTTCGTTCCTTTCATTCAGGAATACGAAGTTGAAACTGCAGACTACGCTCAACACTACGCACCTTACGGAGCACCTAACGCTTCTTCAGGTCAAACACCTAACAGTGGTTACAATCCAAACATTCAGAAAGACTTGTATGACAAGTTCTACGAAGGTAACGAACCAGCGTTAGACCCACCAGGTCTTTACGACTACTCAAGAGGTGAGTGGACTGCATACACTTCAGATAACGCAACTGTTAAATGGGTTGGTGACGTTATGGTACCTGAAGCATACGCTTACAACTCAGCAACTACTAAAGTGTTGGTTGTTATGTCCGGTTTCTCAAATCAGGGAGCTGGTAAACTTATCGGTCCTGACGGTCAACCTATGGATACTGAAACTTTCTTGGCTGGTTTGACAATCAGAGGTAAATCTGGTAACGTCTACACTCAAGCAAACGTAAACAACAACTACTTGTTTAGAGTTGTAACTCAAAGATATGGTAAGGGTATTGTACAATACGGAACTAACACAACTTTGGCGTTCCCAAGTTCTAGAACTGACGGTGGTACTTACTATGACACTTGTGATGCTGAAGGTAAAATTTACTTAGAAGTTGATTTAACTACTCCATGTACAGTTTCTACAAACTCAATTGACGGTTATTGTGGTACTCCATTCTCGTCTTCTTCAGCAGCAAACAATGCGTTTGTTACTAAGTACAAGATTTACAAGAATCTTGAATTTGAAGATAAGATTGGTGAAGTATCTTTCGACCTTCAGTCTGTAACAGTATCTGTTACTGAAAGAAAGTTGAGAGCACAATGGTCACCTGAAATGGCACAAGACGTTGCGGCATTCCACAACATCGATGCTGAAGCTGAATTGACAGCTTTGTTATCTGAGCAAGTTGCGGCTGAAATTGACCGTGAAATCTTAAGAGACCTTAGAAAAGGTGCGGCTTGGAACTTACGTTGGGACTACAACGGGTGGAAGAGATTAGGTGCTAACGCAGTTCCTTACACTCAGAAGGACTGGAACCAAACTCTTATCACAGCAATCAACCAAATCTCAGCTCAAATCCACAAGTCTACACTTAGAGGTGGGGCTAACTGGATTGTAGTATCTTCTGAGGTATCTGCTATCTTTGATGACTTGGAGTACTTCCACGTATCAAACGCAGCTCCTGAGCAAGACCAATACAACATGGGTATTGAGAGAGTTGGAACATTGGCAGGTAGATATCAGGTTTATCGTGACCCTTACTTCCCAGCAAACCAAGTATTGTTAGGACACAAAGGAACATCGTTACTTGATACAGGTTACATCTACGCACCGTATGTACCTCTACAATTAACTCCTACAATGTATAACCCATTCAACTTTACACCTATCAAGGGTATCATGACAAGATACGCTAAGAAAATGGTTAACAACCGTTTCTATGGTAGAATCACAGTTGATGGTGTTAGAACATTCGACTTGAGAGAATTGAGATAATCTATCTCAGATTTAATAGAAAGGGGACCCACAAGGTCCCCTTTTTTTATTGGTTACTATGAAACTTTCTTAACGATTTTAAAAGTATCTCAGTTTCTGAAAGTGTAAAAATACCCGAATAAAGGGCCTTTTCACATGCAAATTTAATCATAATTACAGCTTGCTCTTCATCTAAATTATCAATTAAAAGATTTAATTGTTCGGGAGAATGGTAAGATATATTACCAAATAATTCACCAATAGGTTTTTGATTGTTTTCTTCCATAATGATATTTATTAATATAGTAAAGAAATGAAAAAAAACAAATTGAGTGAAGCGTCGACTGTAGGTCATGTTGGTTCCTATAGAATTCCGGTTAATTTAGCACCTCAAATTTGGCAAAAAGATTCTTTGGCACCTTTTGACACACCTGTTTCTGAATACATTAGTGCAGATTTGGCTTACGATTCTTACGATGGTAAAATGGAAAGAACTCCTGAGCAAATCAAAAAAGAAGAGAACAGGGCTAATAAATTAGCCAAAATGGCCAAACAAATGTTCCAACAAAACGATGCAGATGGTAATCCATTTAATGGTTATACTCCAAAAGAAATTAATGAGCCCGGAACTCCGAATTATATTAAAAAATTAGCAAATTTACCAAAATCTGACTATCAACCTGTTTTAGAACATTTACTAAAAGAAGATTTGGCGGTATGGTTTGGAACTAAGAAAAAACCAAAAGGTTCTAAACAACCAAAAGGTCCTTGGGTTAACATATGTCGAAAAAAAGAAGGTGGTGGACACCCACCATGTGGTAGACCTGACGCCGACCCAAAAGGATATCCTAAGTGTAGGGCTGCGGGTGTTGCCTCTAAAATGACAGACTCACAAAAAAAGGCGGCATGTGCTCAAAAAAGAAGAGAAGAAAAGAAAGACCCTAAAGTTGGTAAAGGTAATAAACCAACAATGGTTTCATACAAACCAAAA